ACCGGATTCGACGCCGGGGAACTGACCGAGCTTTTGAAATCGGAAGAAGAATGGGCGGGCTCAAAGAAGACGGCGGACAATATCATCGAGGGATTGACGGCAAAAATCCGAAAAGCATCAAAAGAACACCCGGAAAAGATGGAAAGCGCCCAAGCCGTGATCGTAAACAGCGGACGCGGAAACGCCGTTCTTTTTCTGTCGGACCCGAACACGGCGGACATTATCAAAGAGCTGAAACGATATGCTGACAGCGGGGAGGATTCACCGCTTGAAGTTCTAATAAGATCGTTATTGCAACCGGCAGCCAAAAAGAAGCCGAAAAAGGCTCAGAAGAAAGGAAAGGGGGAAAAATGAACGCAATGGACAAGCTGTTTATGTTTATTGTTGGATTTTTAATCGTTTTTTATCTTATTATGAGTTCCTATAGGCTTGAGTGCATAGAAAAAGCCATAACCGAAATCGCTCCAAAGGTGCATTATCAAGTCGATGTGCAGCCATGCGGAACGGTTGTTATTAAGGAGTGTGGAGAATGAAAGACGGACCGATATTATTTAATGGCGATATGGTCCTGGCAATTATGGACGGACGGAAAAGCCAGACGCGGCGGGTTGTTAAGGATGGGACAGAATGGGGAACCCCAGAAGACCTAAACGATCTTTCGGAATTAGGACTCTCACAAATGCGTTACTGTTGCCCATCCGGAAAAATCGGTGGCAGACTGTGGGTCCGTGAATCTTGGAAACTTTGGGAAGACCCTGAAGACGGACATGACTTTGTAATATATCGTGCTGGCGGCAAAAAGAGTTTCCCAAACATTGAACACCTTGATCTTCCTCTTGATCCCTTTGCAGATAGGTGGCGTCCATCAATCCATATGTTCAGGTGGATGTCCAGAATCACCCTTGAAATCACAGATATTCGTGTTGAGAAGTTGAATGATATTTCACTATCAGATGTTAATTCAGAGGGCATTGGCTCAACCACATTTATTGATACTTGGAACGGAAGACACCACTTTTCTATTCTTTGGGACTCAATAAGCGCAAAAAGTTACCCATGGTCAAGCAATCCGTGGGTGTGGGTAGTGGAATTTAAAAAAATTTAAAGACAGAAAGGAGCATGAAATGAAAAAATACTTTGTGTTTTTCGATGATGACCACCCCGAGTCTGGCGGCGTTGGTCTTATTTATTTTGATGAAATAGTGTCGGCAGTTCAATTTATTGAAGAGCGGCTGGGCCAGGATGAGGCCAGAGACTTGTCGTGCTACCAGATAATTAGTGGCGAGAAGATGCACTTGGATGTTGTCGAAACGGTTACGAAGATCAAGGCGACATTAGAATAACATGAAAACAACCCTTGAAATCATAAACCAGGCTATGACCGGAAGCCAGAAAGCCTGCATTGCCTTTTCCGGGGGGTCGGATAGCACCCTGTTGATGGATATAATATTCAAGCACACGGACCACCGACCCGTTGTGATCTTTGCCGACAGCCAGATGGAGTACCCGGAAACGGAAAAATTCTGCCGCAAGGTATGCCGGTATTACGGAGCCGAATTTCATAAAGCCATAGCAAACCGCAGGCCCCAGGAACAATGGGAGAAAAGCGGATACCCCATGCTGGGCAAAACGGCGGCCAGGACATGGAACCGCAGGCACAAAAACCGCAACTTTGGCTTTAAATGCGACGTTTCGGCATGCTGCCGAGTTATGAAGATTGCACCGGCCCGAAAGCTGGCCCGGAAATTAGGATGCGATTTGCAGTTCACCGGGACCCGAGGCGACAGCGACGACATGCTCCGGGGCCTTCGCATGATAAAAGACGGCGCCACGCATTATGTAAAAGCGGACAAATTGACCATCTGCAACCCACTGACCGGCTGGACGGACACCATGGGCAGGCGATATCGAGAAAAAAACAAGCTCCAAATCCATCCGGCAAAGAAGCGCGGCGCCATGACCATAGGCTGTGTTTGTTGCGGGGGCGGCTCACAGTTCACGATTTCAGCATACAGGCTATTAAGAAAAACATGGCCGGAAGCCTGGTGGAAATATATTGTTGATTCGAAAATGGGTGAAATAATCTTATCAATCAAGTATGATAGCCCCAGGGAATATACGAGCCAGGCCATAAAAAACATGGGCGGCCTCGGAAAAGTAGCAAAAGAGCGCCCCTGGATCTTCGACTTTACGGCAAAGAAACCCTTACCCGGATATGAAAAGTGAGGCTTTGAATGGAAGTTAAAACGAAAAAGGTTAAATTGGCATCGATAAAATTAAACGAGGAAAACCCCAGGACAATCACGGATGCCGAATTGAGCAAGCTGAAAAAATCCCTTAAAGAATTTCCGGAAATGATGGACTTGAGGGAAATTGTCGTTGATGAGAACATGACCATTCTCGGCGGGAATATGCGATATTATGCACTTATGCAAGCCGGGGAATCAGAATGCAGGGTCAAAATTTGCCAAGGTTTAACGCCGGAGCAAAAGCGCGAGTTCATTATTAAAGATAATGCGAACTTCGGGGATTGGGATTGGGACATTCTGGCGAACAATTGGAGTGATTTACCCCTTGACGAGTGGGGCCTCAACGTTCCGGACAAGCCGCCGCTTGATGATGATAACATTACAGAAGACAACTTTGACGCCGACGCGGAAGCTGAAAAAATAGAGGAGCCGATTACAAAACCGGGCGACGTTTGGCTCCTGGGCGAACACCGATTGATCTGCGGCGATTCAACAGACGAGGAAGTTATAAGAAAGCTCATGGGCGGAAAAATGGCCGATATGATATGGACCGATCCTCCATACGGCGTCGATTATGCCGAGAAAAACGAATTTATAAATAAAAAAGTGAATAAGGTCAAAAAAGCAGAAAAACACAAAGACATTGTAAATGACGACCTCCGAAAAGAACCCCTGTCAATCTTTCTTTTAAAAGCGCTAACCAGCGCTGGTCAGCACATAAGAAAAGGCGGCTGCATATACGTGTCCCATGCAGATGTGAACACAATTGAATTCCGAGAATCATTGAAAGGCGCCGACTTTCACATCAGCCAAACCCTAATATGGGTCAAGAACTCAGCAGTTATGGGCAGAAACGATTACAACTGGCGGCATGAGCCGATTCTGTACGGATGGAAGGAGGGAGCCGCCCACTTTTTCTGCTTGGATTATTCCCAAAACACCGTGATCGATGATCAAGAAGACCCAGACGAAATGCTAAAAGAGGACCTGGTCGCCCTTGTAAAAGACTTGCGGGACATGGTCGCAGAAAGCGCAATCCGCGTCAACCGCCCCACAAAAGCAGACCTACACCCAACGATGAAGCCGATCAAGCTCATTGCGAAGATGATCAGGAACTCCACCGACTACACAAAAAAGGAAAGAGTGCTGGATATGTTCGGAGGGTCCGGATCTACGCTAATGGCTGCAGAGCAAACCAATCGGGTCGCCTACCTATGCGAACTTGACCCAAAATATTGTGATGTTATAAAAATGAGATGGGAACAATTCACCGGCGGCCAGGGAGAACTGCTGGAAATAAAGAAGAAACCGAAACACAAAAAGAAAGATGCTGCAGGAAAATGACAAAAGGCAGAAAAAAAACACCATCAAAAATCGTAGAGTTGAGAGGCGGCGCCGACCACACGCACCGCCCGCCACCAAAAAACGAACCGAAGCCGCCTGCAAGGATGCCGCGTTGCCCTGCCCACCTGGACGCAACCGCAAAAAAGGAATGGAAGCGAGCCGGTAAGGTTTTGATGGCCGTGGGCCTTTTAACCGAGTTGGACATGATGGTCCTGGCCGCATATTGCGACGCATACAGCCGATGGATATTTGCAGCGCTCGAAATCCAGAAAACAAGCATGGTCTACAAACAGAAAGACGGCACACCCGGGTTAAATCCATATTTAAGAATACACAAGGAGGCATATGAACAAATGCTAAAAGCCGGCGTCCTGCTTGGACTATCTCCCAGCAGTCGGGCGGGGCTGAAAGTCGAGCAGCCAAAAGGCAAAAGCAAGGTTGAGGCATTCATGGACAGGAAAAATGGCGCCCAAAATAACAACTAAAAAAGAAAACCACCCGGTCACGCAATATGCCATGGACGTACAGGCAGGCACAACCACAGCTAACAAGTGGGTGCGCTTGGCGTGTTTGCGGCATCTTGACGACATCGACAACCAGGAAGAAAGCGGGTTATATTTTAACAAGGCGGCGGCCAGCCATGCCATTGATTTTTTCCCGGAATTCCTCAGTTTTTACGAGGGGGCCTGGGACGGCCAACCATTTTATTTAACACCGCATCAGCAATTTATAATTGGTTCAATTTTTGGATGGCAAAAGGAACCGGGCCGGATGCGCCGATTTAGAACCGCATATATAGAATCTTCTAAGGGTCAAGGAAAAAGTCCCCTAGCCTCTGGCGTTGGGCTTTACGGTTTAGTTGCTGACAACGAGCCGGGCGCGGAAATATACTGTTTAACGCCAGAAACTAAAATTTTATATTCAGATTTAACCTGGCGAGAAATCGGAAGTTCAAAAATAGGCGACCGCTTGATCGGATGCACAGAAAGCCTCAAACCAAGAGAAGATGGGCGTAGGCGAAATTACAGGAAATTGAAGCCATCAAAAATTTTAAATATACGAAAGTTTGTATCACCATGCGTCAAGTTTGTTTTTGATAATGGAGCAGCCGTAACGTGTTCAATGGATCATAAATGGCTTACAGAGAATGTTGGCCCGCAAAGACGGACAGGGTGGAAGCCATCAAAGAAAATAAAAGTGGGGCATAAAATAAGGTGGTTGATGCACCCATGGGAAACTAACCAATCAAGAGATGCTGGATACTTGGCGGGCATATTCGATGGCGAAGGTTATTTCCACTCGCCAAGAAGCGAAAGGGCCGCATTTAGGGTCGGATTTAGCCAAAAACCCGGACTTGTTTGGGACAAAACCTTTGCCTTATTGCAGGAGCTTATGTTTGACCCGGCCACAAGATATCAAAAGGATGGTGACGTGTTAAATGCAGAAATAGGCGGCCTTGAAAAAGTGTTGAGGCTTTTGGGATCAATTCGCCCCATTCGCTTATTAAATAGAAACAACGAGATATGGGAAGGAAAAGCACCAAGCAGAACAGGGTGGGCCGTTGTTGTCGAAAAAAAATATGTCGGAGAAAAGGAGGTCGTTGACATAGAAACCAGCTCTCGCACGTTTTTTGCAGAGGGTTTGTTTTCGCATAATAGCGCAGCCGTAACCAGGGAGCAGGCAGGCATCACGTTTCGGGACGCGCACACTTTTGCGGACAATTCTTCAGAGCTGAAAAGCATATTAAAAATTGACAAAAACAATATTGCATATATGGCGGCAAACAGTTACTTCCGGCCAGTATCCTCGGAACACAGGGGACTTGACGGAAAAAGACCTCATATTGTGCTGATAGACGAAATACACGAACACCCAAACGATTTGGTTGTCAGGAAAATGAGCGCAGGGACAAAAGGCCGCCGGCAATCGCTTATTATTGAAATCACCAACGCCGGATATGATCGCCACTCAATATGCTTTCAGCACCATGATTATAGTAGCAAGGTTTTAGAGGGAATCATAAAAGATGACGCATGGTTTGCCGTAATGACCGGCCTGGACGTTTGCGAGCAATGCGAAGCCGCCGGGAAAACAATCCCACAGGACGGATGCCCCGCTTGCGACGATTGGCGGGACCCCGGAACATGGGAAAAAGCAAACCCCAACATGCATTATTTGGGCGACCCGTTTACGGAATACTTGCAGCGCCAGGTGAACGAGGCGAAAGCCATGCCGTCCCAGGAAAACATTGTCAAGCGATTAAATTTTTGTATATGGACCGAGAGCATCACGAAATGGATCCCGACCGACAAATGGAACGCCTGCGCGTTTACGGTCGATCCCGAGAAACTAAAAGGGCGCCCATGTTACGGCGGCCTCGATTTATCATCAAACACGGACCTCACGGCCTGGGTTTTGGTTTTTCCTCCAATCGAAGCGCCGGAGGTTATTGAAGAAACGGAAATTGATTCGAAAACAAAAAGACGGAGAAAAGTAATAAATCCAGATTCGTTGTATCAGG